AAGGACATGTCTTATCTTAAGCAAGTGCTCGACTACGGCATTGTTGTCTGGAAACTGCCTTTAGCGGTAAATCCGGTTGTTGTTACACAACCTACGCTCGGTTCATTGAAGATGGTTGCAGGAAGCAAGCGTCGAACTCGGCGGCTGCAAGAAGGCGAGTGGGAAAAATTAATGGCTGGGGTGGGCAGGCAGCACGATTCGTCGTCTGGTAACAACTGGCTAAGCCCTATGATTGAGTTTGCTGTTGAGTCTTGTATGCGACAGGCCGAAATTCACGAGCTTACTTGGGCCGATATTGATTTTGAAAGGCACACCGTTGCTATACAAAGTAGAAGAACCCCTGGGCGCAAACAAGGAAATGACCACGTAATACCAATGCGAAAGGGTGTGAGAGAGGTGCTCCTGCGTGAATATGAGAAGGTTGGCAAGGTAACCCGTAACAAGATTCGATTGTCTACGCGGCCTGATCATGTGTTTGGAAAGCCTTCAAAGAGCAGTTCAATATCAGATAGGTTTGGGCGGGTGTGTAAGCGTGTGGGTATAGAAGATTTGACGTTTCATGATCTAAGGCATGAAGGTATTAGTCGGTTGTTTGAAGACCGCGAAAAAAATTACTCAATACCGCAAGTGGCCCATATTTCGGGCCATAAAAAATGGGAAACCTTAAGGCGTTACACGCAATTGAACGCAGAAGATTTTTAATGGTCTTCTAGCTTTGAGCTTATGTAATCGCTGACAGCTTTTGTAGGGAATAGATATCTTTTCCCGTCCCGCCAATGCGGAATTTCTAATGTGTCATTGTATAAACGGTTGTAGATTGTTTGTTTGTTGGCCCGTACTGTTTCGGCAAGTTCTTCGACAGTCATAAACAGACCGTACTTGTCCAGTAAGATAGTGTGCATTTCAAATCCTTAATCGTCTTCTACATTTTCAACAAGTCTGTTCAGGTACCACTGAGCTTTTTTAAGGTCTTGAAGTTGCATTGTTTTAATGTGATTTTTGGCTCCCCAACGCCAAAGGTATTTCATGATGTTGCCCTTGAGGTAGCCTTGGAAGGATGTTTTATCCATGCTTGCCTCAATGGCAGTAATTGCCTCTATACCCCCCTGGTTATAGTGGCTAGGACTATTGACTAGGTCTTCTTCATCCATTGGTAGATGGTACTAAATTATTACGAATAGTACCATTACTAATATAGTTTTAGATAGGAATATTTCCTATTTAATACTACGTGTCAAAACGTATCACTAACTAGGAATAAAATACATAGCAGTTAAATGAGTATGGAATTTTTTTGTGATCGTTGAAGTGTAGGTGTCAGTTGGGTAAACGATTATTTCAAACTGCGAGGTTTTCTTTTGTTTGACGAAGCAAATTCGTTTTGGTGTGGGCGGTAGTTTTAAGGCAGCTTTTTGTTTGAAAACATTAGAGGTATGGATGCAGTACGCTAAAAGCGTAACAACATTGTCGTTCATTGTTTCTGGGTCTGCTCCGCCAAACATTGGGAACACTTCTTTTTCAACCTCAACGAAAAATCCTTTGTCTTTATAGTGATTGGTGAGCTTTACAGAAGACTTTGAAGCTGGCTTTCCTAGGAAAGTAGTTGGGTAAATGTCGACGTTTAGTAGTCCAGGTAAGCCGCTACTAATATCAGGGTCAATTTCTCTGGGGTCTACACCTAAGTAGTCGGCAAGTTTGTAAATTGCTTGTGGGTTTAGGCTGATAATGTCAACGATGTAGTGGCTGAATGCGCTTTGTGTCCATCCAAGGGCTTTAGCCGCATCGTTTTGGGTGACGTTTTCGTTAGCTTTTTTCGCCTCCCATAGCCTGCGCAAATTTTGCACTGGTATTGGTAATTTTGAAGAGTCCATTTTCGTATCCTCGAACGGTAGCCTCTATAGAATCAGCTACGTCCTTCGCAGTAATCGCATAGAAATCGGTTTTTTTGAGTTCCCTACCAAATGGTGGTTCGCTAATAACTGCAACACCCTGGCAGGAACCAATTATAACCATTACTACTACTTTATAACCAAACATTTTTTGTAACCATTGTTGTTGGAGGGCTGATAGCCCAGTTTTTATCGGGGTCTGTTTCCGTTTGGGTAAGTTCTTTATGAATTTATATTCGACAAAAAGTAAACAGGCGGGGCCAGCATACATTGCATCTGGTACCCCGCCGGTATACGTGTCGTGTATCTTCCACTTGTAAGTATCAGGTGAAAGATGACGGTGCACGGCTTTGACAAAACCGTGTTCGTTCATGCGTTAGGCATGAGCGTCGTACAACGCCTCGGCAGCTTTGTAATCAGCTTCTTGTACCCAGCCTACAGAGTCGATATCAAGGTTGAGGTATTGGTTACCTGCTTTTGATGTGACTGAGACTGTGCTGAGCTTCCATAAGCAAGCAAAACGATCACCGCCTTTCATCTGTATTGATGTATTCCAGCGCTTAGAGACAGTTAGCTTTGATACAGCAAAGTCCATTAAAGCAGGAGGCGACAGATCACCTGTCTTTGGATCTTTAAGAACCAATAGGTGTGTGTGGGTTTCGTTAGCAGAGTAGTTACTCGCTTCACCTTCAGCATTTTCGATAGCTTCGTTTGCTTCGGCAAGAGTTTGGTATTCACCTACAATGCCGCCGCCAGCTTCTATGGCACGCCAGACTTTAAAAGCAGTCGTGAAGTTAATTGAGATGGCGTAGATTTCTTCGCCAAATAATTCACTTGTGCCCGTGTTACAGAACATTCCTGGTTCAGCGCCTTTGATGTGCGCTGGGTGATGCTTGTCACACTCGTTTGACATTTTTTGCAGTTGCTTGATGCGCGGAACAGTGATGTTAGCGCCGACGTTTTCGTTGCCACGACTGCTTTCTATGTTTAAGTGAGCAGGTAGTTCAGCAGTGGCAAGTGCTAGTGCTTGATTCGCCATAGTTATTGTCCTTATTAATGATTAATTATTGGATAATTATTGAGGTTGAGTTAAAGAGATCGGAAGTTAAGTTTTGTCAGTTCCCGCATACTCAGCCCAGGAATGTCTCCATAAGTGGACACATATTCTCGGATTGCAGTAGCGGATAACCGGCGGTGCAAAAATTCTAGTAACTTGTTTTCGATAATGAAGCCGTATACTTCGTCCCAATTATCGGCATTAGGTACTAGCTCAGTTGCGACAGAGATAGTTGCGTTGTCATTAGCCATTCGCTTTAGACCCGCTTCATCCATCTTTGCCATCAAGTCACGGGCGATCTCGTCTTCCCGCGCTTTGAGTTCTTTGACCTCGTTGTTGAGATCTTTGATTTGTTCTTTGACCGTTTTAAGTTGGTCGATTGTTTCGTCTAGGTTCATGCAAGAATTGCCCCTTTTGTTCGTGATTCGCGCCAGTACTCAGTTAGGCTCTTAGTTGGTTCCCAATGCAGATCGCGTTCGATGCCTAAACCTAGGAACCCTTTGAACGAAGAGAGTTCTTGCATGGGTACACTGCCAAGTTCTGGTCTGCCCATTCCTAAGTCCGCGAGCCCAAAGAAAATTGCGTTACCTTCTTCAATGCTGCCGTACTCAATTTCTGAGATAAGCCATGTAGCAGCCCCCGTTGGGTTGAATAGTTTGAGATAGGGCTTGCGTTCTTCTTCAGGTAGTTCTGTGTTTTTGATTAGTTTGTTTTCGATTTCTTTGGTGATTAGCTTCATGCTGTTTGCCTAAGGTTGTTTAAGTTTGAAAGAGTCGTCAGTAACTCCTCCATGCGTCCGAGCTTGCCTTCCAGTTTTTCGTACACATCTGGCTCCCAAGTGTTTTCTGCAGCGATACGAATCACTTCAGTGCGCTTGGTTTGACCTGCTCGGTAAATGCGACGATTGAATTGCTGGTAGTGTTCGGCGTTGTAACTGGGGCTGGCCCAAATGATTGAGGTAGCGGTAGTCATCGTTAGGCCATGCCCAGCAGACTGTGGATGGCAGAACACCACCTGCAATTGACCGGCTTGCATTCGATCAACAATGTCAGCGCGTTTATGTGGTGCGGCGCTTCCGTCAATGACACCGTATTTGATGCCACGTTTTTCACACTCAGCGACCATGTGATCGCGTTCATGTGTCCAGTTAAAAGCAACAAGGCTGTGTGCTCGTTGCTCTATTAGCTCCATAACTAAGTTGTAGCGGTCAGCGTGGACACCAATAACGCTGCCTTCGTTGTCGTACATAGCGCCAGTGCAAAGCTGTAGTAGCTTTTTAACCTTGGCACCGGCATGTACAGCGTTAACTGTTCCAGCTTTGGTATGCAGTACTGAGTCGTTAGCAAGTTCTACATACTGATTCATGATCCCGCGAGGCAGTGTGACTGTCATGGTCGACACTGTTTGTTCGGGCATGTCTATGCAGTCTTCAAGACTGAATCGAATGTTGATGTCCATGAGCGCGGAAGCAACGATCTGTTCAGCGTCGTCGCGATCTATCCATTCGTTAGCAAAACCGTTGAAGCGACTAGTGCAGACGGCAGCGCGGAATGAGTAGAAGCGATGGCCTAGGCGTTCACCACCGTCAACCAAAAGGGTAGGGTGCCAAATGTCTAGGATTGAATTGCTGTTAGGCGTACCTGACATGGCAACTCGATAGTCAAACTGCTCAATGATTTTTGCGATGGCTTTGCTGCGTTGACTGTCTTTGTTTTTGAACGCCGTGAACTCGTCAATGCAAATAGTGTTGAAGCTGGCTAACACGTTTGGGTTTTTTACTAGCCACTTTACGGCGTCGTGATTTGTCAGAACGATGGCGGTGTTTTCTGCAAACGCTTTGTCGCGATTTTTTGCAAATGCGACTGAGTAACTTAAGTTAGGTTGGAACTTTTCAATGTCGTCACCCCAGCTTGCTTGCAATATAGATAATGGTGCGATGACCAGCATTCGGCCTTTGTCATCGGGCAAGTCTTTGTAGGCATCGACTACGCTTCGGGTTTTACCAGTGCCTGGATCTGATGTGACTATTACTTTGTGTTTGTTAAGGATGAATTCTGTAGTTTTTACTTGATGATCAAATGGTTTATACATATTTATTGATTGGTTAATTAGATTAAAATAGTATCGTTGATACTAAACAGAAGCGAGTTTTAGTTCATGTTTTTTGTAGATCTGACGTTAGGTTCAGTGAGAAAAATATCTTTTAAGATTTTCTGACGCATTTCTGCAGCCGCGCTTCGATCCATTTTTGTGACAACTTTGATGTCTGACTTTTTTAGTTTGTAAGTTGTCCAGTACTCGGCTTCGGGAGGGTCAGTTTTGAAAGCAAACTCGACAATCCCGTGTGTGTCATCGGCGTAAAAGTATTTCAATTTATCTCCTGTCGGGTTCTGCGACCCCAGTCAGTTGCGTCTAGGCAGAAGGAGTAACAGCCTCAACGCGCGTCGGGGTATGATCTGACTGAGGTCGCAGAGGTGGTTAGGCAACCCCCCAATAACATTCAGGCGGGTCACCTTTTTTGAATGAGCACCACTTGCAATTACTTTTGCTTGGGCGAGGTTCGTAATCAGTACAGGTTGTCATGGCAACTGCGCGTTTATAGAAACCTGGAGCGAAGCTCATGGCTTCGGCTCTAGTAAATTGTCGTTTGGTAGTTTCAGATTGGTCGAGATACCACAACTCTGTTTGCGCAAATTCTACTTGTGAGTAACGGAAGAATGTCCCGATGGCATACAGTAGGCACTGTTGTGAGTGGCCTATTTCATTCCCAAATTTCTTGCCTGTTTTGTAATCTATAACGCGCACTGATTGTTCATCTTCATGGACAAGAGCATCGAGTTTGATGCGTGCCCATGTCTTGGGTTCCATCCAACCTACTGGATTCCAGTCAAGGTCAAAGCCCCACTCGCCTTCTAGTTCTACTTTGGCATCGATGTATAAGCTGCGTAGTTCTTCAAATTGATCTTCAAACTTTTTAAGTGTGTCTGGCATTTCGCCTAGCTTGCCTGACACATAGTCTTCAGCTTGGTTGTGTATTTCGGTGCCACGATCAGCAGCAGGGCCAGACGGTTCTTTTATTTTCTTTACACGGCTAATGTAAGTTCTGTAGGGACATTCTTCAAAAACCTTTAACGCAGAATATGACCACGCAGGCGTAAGCCCTAGCTTGTCAGGTTTTACCGACAGCTTGTCTAAATCTGGTCTTGTGTCTTGAGTTAAGTTCATAATTTCTATAAAAAAGTATTGTTGATACTATAATGATCCAAGGGTTATGCAACAAGCGCCTCACGATCTCTCTGTGAGAAGTACGTTTCGACTAATTCTTCTTGTGTGTCTTTGGATACATCCCATTTAATTTCAATACCGCGCACAGGATTTGCATCTCGGCTTGCGCCCACTTCTCGCTTCCGGATTGACATTAAGTTGTTGCGTTCTAGCTTCTTAGAAAAGTCTTTTGGACTAATGTTCTGTTCAGTCAGTGCAATGAAAACTGTTCGTAAGTGTGCAGGCGTAGCCATGCTGTATTTTTTCTGGCAATCGGAAATCCAAGTTTTTACGTAGCGCTGTGCCGTCATAATTTTGTTGTCACCCATCAAAGCTGTGGCATCAATCTGCAGTACTTCAGCGAAATAGTTAACGTCACCCTGTTTGAGTGCGTCGCAGAATTCTTCAAACACGGTCATAGATACTCTGCGCATTTCTGACTTGGCATCGTTGGCAATACTGTTCGTTGCGAGTGTTTTGTTATATGCAAACGTGCTAAGAATACCTGCGAACAGCGGTAGCTCGTATTCGATAGCATCTAGGTTGTCTACGACTTCTGGGTGGGCGTGTTTGAGGGCAACTTCTTGCCGAGGCCCGATGTTGTATCGTCGGTCTTCTGCTTCTTCTAAGTTCACAGCGTCTAATCTGTTCGTTAAAAAGATAAAGTTTGTATAGCTCGGTACTTCGTGTTGATTAGATCGCATACCCCGAATGGTTTGCGTAGGCTCAGTGATTTGGTTTTTAAGCTTGTCAGCAATTTTTAATGCGCCTTGAGATGCCGATCCCATGTGAAACTCGTCTACCACTAAAAACAAAGCGGTACGCATGTAGTGATTG